TATCTTCCAAAGTCATTGAGAACAAGACAAAATCCGCATCGTCTATGGTCGCATTATTCATTCCAGCAGAATGGTACACAGGTTATCGCTGAATATACTCAGGAATTGCTAAATGACATGTGTGCTTGGCTGATGACAATGAAGACAAAGATTGAAGATTACATTACTTCACATTATTTCAGCGAAGGCAGAATTAATCATCTTGAAATTCTCAAGAGACGATTCAAGGATGAATGGTCAGAAAGAACTGAACAGAACATTGACGCAAATGTCAATAATGATACTGAACTTAATGTAATTATTGAGGACGCATAATGGATGTACATTACAAATTGGTAGCGCATCAGAAAAAATTCCTGACTAGCAAGAAGCCAGTTGTAGTGTTGAACTGTGGCCGTTCTTCGGGAAAATCGTATGTTGCTTCATTGGTTGCAGCATTAAGACTGAAAGAAGGAAAAAGAATTTTCGTCTGGGCACAGGACTTTAAAGCATTGTCTGAGAACTTGATGGTTGAAATCATTAAGCGTCTAGATGAAATGCATGTTCTATACAAGTATAATGCTAATGCTCACAAAATCACTTGTGGTAAGACAGGAGTAATTTACGGATTTTCTTATGAGAACGTTGAGACTTGTCGTGGCTTTACTGAAATTGAAATTGCTATTTGTGATGAGATAGCAACAGCACCAGCTAACTTTTTAGGTACGATGGCATTCTGTATGCGTGGTAAAGGCATTGTTCCAAAGATCTACGCAATGACTACGCCTCGTATGAATAGCTGGTGGAATCAGTATGTAAAGAAAGCTGATACTTCAAAAGTTGAAATCATTCACGCAACTATGAAGTCATTACTTGAAAAAGACATTATTACTCAAGATACCGTTGACCTTATCCACTCAACTTGCATTGATGACAAAATGTATCGTCAGGAGATGCTCGGCGAGCTGGTTGAAGATTCAGGCGATGGTCTTCTTTTTCCTTCTTTGCTTTTGAATAATGCAGATAAAGCCACAAGACAAGACGTTGAAGGCTACTGCATTGGCATTGACTGTGCTGGTCTCGGTAAAGATAGTAATGTCATTGTCGTTAGGAATCAGTCACAGATTCTTGAAATAGTTGAAAAGCAAATCGCTACTAACGCTGAAATGTGCTCAACAGTTAGAGGACTTGTTACTAAATATGGTAAGAATAAGCTATCGCATATCTGCATAGACGAAGCATTTGGCATAGATCTAAATGAACGATTGTCAGATGCTGGAATTAACTCAACATTGGTTCCATTTGGCGGTAAGGCAAGTAATCCTGCTTATGCTAACAATCGTGCGGAAATGTACATAAATGTAAAGAAAGGACTTGAGGAATATGGACTACAAGGAATAACTGAAGAACTTTATCATGAATTACAAGCTACACGTTATATCCTAAATAGTAGCAATAAGATTCAGCTTATCCCTAAAGAAGAGATAAAATTGAATATCGGCCGTTCACCTGACATTGCTGACGCTCTTGCTTTGACTTATTACCAACCTATCATTCCAGTGGAAGTAATAGAGATTAGAAGAATTAAGCAGAACAGATGGATGGATTAGAAGAAGTTATATATAATAAGTAATGATGGTAACAAGCACCATAAGCTTGATTAAAGAGGTACATAAATGGAAGATGAAAATCTTTTGACTAACATTGATAACAACACTGAATCGTCTGAAGTCTCAGCAGCTGCGGAAGAATCAGTTGTAGCTAATCAATCCGCAGAAGACAACAGCGCTGCTGAAGCTGTTGAATCTCCTGAAATGAATGGTAACGAAAAGGTAGTTACTGAAGGAAAGACAAATCCAAGTCAATTCTCTCATGAAGAGCAGATGACTCATTCGTTCAAGCGCCAGCTCGCAAAGCAACGTTCTAAGCATGAACAAGAGATTGCTAATCTTAGAGCAGAATTTGAAAAGCGTCTTGCTGATGAACTTGATAAGCGAGATCATCCCGAAAAGTACAGACCAAAGACTCGTGCGGATTTCAAGTATGATGATGAATATGTCGATTATCTTGCTGACCAAAGAGTCAATAAGGTGCTAGACGAAAGACTCGCTGCATATCAAAAAGAACAGGAACGCATCGCTGCTCAAAATGAAGTAAATGAAGAATACAAGCAGATGGTGAATGAGAGCGTTAAGCGTATCTATGACACTCCTGAAGCAGAAAATGACTGGCGAACAAAAGTCGGTGATGCAATGCATAAAGGATTGGGAAAGATGCTTGATTCTGACGAAGACTTGTCTAATTTCATACTGACTAGTCCGATTGGACCAAAGATCATGTATGAACTTGCAACTAACAAAAATGCAGTTAAAGATTTGTTCGTGTTGGGAACACTTCCTAACGGCAAGGTCATTCCTCGCTCAGCTGGTGACAGAATGAGAAAGATTGAACAACTTGCAGAAAAATTGGAGACTGCTGCAATAAATAACAACAAAGCACCTATCCAACCGCAGAAAGCTTTGGGTAAGCCGGGTATTACTAAAGAAGTAAAGAAAGATATCTGGTCTGATTCAAAAGCGCTTTTGGATATGATGTATAATTAACATTCATTATAAGGATTAAAAATTATGGCTACAAATGATCAGACATTTGATGACAACCGAAAAGTTAAGATGATTGCTACCGCTGTCTATGCGAACTGCCCTTATCTTAAGAAAGCACATTCCTATGTTCCGAAGGACCAGATGGAAGGCAAGAAGTATGGTAATCATTATTCCGTTTACCTTCCTGACCCGGGTAAGACGCGTATTGCATCTGCTACTGATGGTAAGGCAGGTCTTGCTGCTCAGTACGACGCAATTAATGAAATTCCGTATGAAATCGTCTGTGACGCAGCTCTTAATGACTGCGAATTGACCCTTTGGAATAAGCTCGGCGATATGGAATCCTTCAAGGACCAGGTCGCTCTCCCACATGGACGTTCAGTTGCTCGTGGCGTAGAAAAGGCTGCTATTGACAAGACTGTATTCCAGGCTTCACAGGCAGTTGTTGGTACTGCTGGTCTTGAAATTCTTTCTGATGCACAGGGTGCTTTGGACATGACTGGCGCAGTTGGTAATAAGGTTACCTTCATTCTTCCAACTCTTGGTACAAAGATTGCTGCTAAGGCTCTTGGCGCATTCAATAACCCAGATATTGCTAAGGACCTTTACCGTGAGAACTGGCTCGGTAAGTACGGTGCATCTACCATTGTTGCTGAATCTTACATGCCAGTAGTTGTTGGTTCTACTTCTCGTACCGCATCCGTAACTCTTACTCCGGTTGTTGAAAGCGGTGTGACTGTTGGATTTGAACCAATCAAGAGCGTAACTGGTACTGCTAAGAAGGGTGATGCATTCAAGGTTGATGGATTGAAGCTCGTTGACAAGAACGGCATTCAGACTGACGTTGACTACGTTATCATCGTTGGCGATAACGGCAAGATTCCTGAACTTCGCATTGAAATTGAAGGCAAGTCTTGCAACAACGCAAATGCTTGGGTACCAGCTGGAACTGAATCTTTGACTCTTGTTCCAATGCTTGAAGACGGTGTTAAGTACGGAATTGCTCAGACTCGAATTGAAGGCGCTGTTGCATTTGATTCCTACAAGTTCGCCGAACTCCCAGGTACAAAGATGACAACTCAGAAGTTCGAAGATTCCGCAATCGAAGTTCAGACTTACGAAGGTGGTAACATTGATACATTTACCTCTGGTGTTCGTATCGTTGTTCCGTTCGCTGTCGGTCTTCCGGATCCTCGTGAATCGGTAGTTGCTTACATCAAGCTCTAATCACAAATACGATACTCTTCTGTATCTCTCTAGGGATGGTAGTTAAAATACACTACCGTCCTTTTTTCGTCTATATAAATAATAATGTAGAAAACAGTATATTGAGGTAAAAAATGATACACGTTAATGAATTGCTACAAAATGCTGCTCAAAGAGTAGGTATCGTTGGCGATGGCGAAGCATTAGGTCCTACACAGTCTCAAGCTGCATTGGTTGATTTGCAGTCATTGATTGCTGAACTTAATACAGAAAATTACCTTTTAGACAATTATCAGACATTTGACGCTCATTCTGTCAATAAAATTAAGTTCGCGGTTAAGCCGGAAAGATGGCGTGAAGTGAATAATATGTCTAATATAGAACTGCTTATTCAGAATAATGAAGTTGATGTCGGTGACATTTTTCATCTTACTCACCCAGAAAATGAATATGAATTTTATGTAATTCGTTATGACAGCGAGAATCAGGTTTACCGTCCTGATACTAATCCATCTTGGAATGCTTACATGAGAGAATATTGGGCAACGTTCTGGGTTGATGCTATTCCTGACAGAGTTATTGGTTGTGCAAGAAAGGTTGGTAATCGTTGGATGCAGCTTTATCCTGCTGACAAAATGAAGATTGATTCATATTCAAAGTCTCATCTTGCAACTATGTTCACCTCTGAGAGTGAATTTATTGAAGTATCTTATCCACATGATAATGATGATCCCAACTATCAGCCTTACACAGTTGAATACTTTGTAGTTGAATTTGATAGTATAGTATCTGCGCCATATCGTATAACTATTCTTAAGGGCATTAAAGAATACCAGCTTTCTGACCCAATTCATTTGTCAAGCAAATATGTTTCAATGATTGAAGATGGTCTTTGCGTTAAGCTTTGCCAGCGCTATAAGTACCTCGAAATGAAAGAAGACTTTGCTAATGACTTTGAAGGCGCAAAGCGAATGATTAAAAGAATTAACAGTTCAAATAGACCTATGACCTATGACTTTGTAGGTGGCCGTGGTTACAATGACGGTTACTGGAATTTTGTCGGTGGAGTAGGTTGGTAAATAGAGGGTAAGATGGCTAATAGAATTACTTACTCACTTGTTGGTGGAACAGATTTTGCTATTGCAGCACCTAACATTGAAGGCTCTGCAATCAGCAGGAATATGTTCACTGAAAGCAATACAGAAGGCGAGAACAAAGACGTTCGAACCTTCTTACAGAGCTGTCCTGGTATAAAGTACTTTGATTCATTTGGCGACAGACATAATTGTGATGGCATGTATGTTCCTTCAACTGGTCTTTCTACTATGGACTATGAACAGTGCTTATTTATTGCCTACAATGGAACGATCTATCGCGTAGACAGTTCACTTAATCATGAAGAGATTGGTCATTATGCACTTGGCAATACTGTTGTATTTGCTGAATCTGGTGGTGAACGTGCTATTCTTCTATGGGTAGACGGTAATGACATTCATGGTTACAATCTCAAAGAAGGCACAACTGTAGACATTACGTTGCCAAAGAGAATTGATGCAGAAAATCAGTATATTCAGCCAACTCACATTGCAGTAGTTGACGGAACAATCGTGCTAAATGACAAAGGAAGTTCATATACTTATTATTCTATCAAGTTCCCTCTTAATACTGCAACTAGAAAGGTATTTGACATCGTAAATGGTAAAGTTCAATATGATACTGACGGAATTACAGTTCTTCAAAAAGACGTAGATTCTGGTGAGTATTGCTTCTTGGACGATTACGGTGTTCAGAAGTATTTCAACGGTTCAACATCATCTGATAAATGTATTGCTTTGACATCGGTCGGTCCATTGCTTACAATGTATGGTCCTTCTTCTATTGAGTTCTGGCAGAAAGGCAACGCTGAATCTTATCAGACTTGGCAGAGAACTTCTTACACAATTAACAAAGAACAAGGTCTAGAAGCACCTTACTCACTTGCAACAGTTAACCATTCTCAGTTCTGCATTGGTACTGGTAAGGCTAATGCCAAGTGTGTATTGATGATTAATGATACTAACGTTCAAAAGATTTCACCGCTCTGGCTAGACAGAATTTTGTCAGACAGCGATGTTAAGTCAGTTAAAGGTTGGACATACTCAAAAAACAATCACAGCTTTTATCTGTTCTCAATCAAGAATGAATGTTATGCTTATGACGTAACAACTGGACAATGGCACATTCGTAGTTCTCGTAACTTCTATACTGGTAAGCAGAAGAATTACATGCCTCTATATGCAGTATGGTGGAACAATAAGATCATAACAGGTAGTTCTGAATCTGGACATTTGTATGAACTTGACGAAAAGTATTATTATGAAGATTTTGATAATACTAACAGATTGCCACTTCTTAGAATGAGACAGACTCCTGTCATTACCGCTGACTATAAGCCGTTCATCTTGCAGGAACTGACTGCTGAATGTAACACTGGTGCTAAGGAAGATTACGGAACATCAGCAAAGGCACTTCTTCAGATTTCAAGAGACGGTGGTTATACTTATGGTAATGTTATTGAAGGTAATTGTGGTAGAAGAGGTCAATACTTTGTAAGACTTCGTTGGTTGAACCTTGGTATGAATAGACAGTGTGTCATTCGTATCTCATACTCTGAACCGACTGACTTTGTTATTAGCGATAGTTCAATAAGAGTGCAGCCTTTGAACTATCCAGTATAAGTGAGGTAAGATTATGGAGATAAATGACCGAAGCCCAATTGGCGAAGTATTGCAGGCATTGTCTGGCACATGGGAGATCTCTACTGACAATGATTGGAAGTGCGTTGAGCTTGGCAAAATACGCATATTCAAGAAGTTAGTCAAAGAACATTCCCCGTTGCCAAATGCTTTCATAAGTAAAAGAACTGAAATTACGCCTTATCTTGTCTTTCATAAAGATTCAGTTGAAGGTGGAATTATCACACTGCAAGATACCGCAATAACAGCGAACGGATTAGTTATAATCATACAGTTTTAGATGAGGTAAATAATATGGAAGGAGAAAAATTACTTGACCTATTAGAAGATTATCTTGCAGATGCAGATAAGATTGTAATAGAAAAGAAAGAACCAACACCAGCACCTGAGAAAGAAGAAGATGACGACGCTGCTTTTTCAGATGTTTTAAATAAAATTCTAGGATAAGAAGAAGGATAAAATTATGGGATTTGCAGATATTTTTGACCCAGGTGATATTTTCGGGACTCAGCAAAGTGCAAGAATAGATCGTGCTAATGAAGCACTGAAAAAGGCACAAGATAAAGCAGACGCTAACTCTGCAGCTAACCGTGCTTTGTATGGTCAGTACAATCAGAAAGTAAATGATACTTACGGCGATTTGGCTGGAAGAGTAAATGATTATCTTCAGACATTTGAAGATCAAGCAGCTTATGACCCAGGTCAGTTC